CCTTGGCAAGAACCGTTACCATTGCCACAACCATCACCTGTTTTACCAACAACATATCCAAATAATTATTTATCAAAGTTACCACAGTATTATTCAAGATTGAGAGTTGAGGCAGGCGGAGACCAAAAATTACCGTTAGCACAAGAACAGAATACCAACATTTTGAAAGTAACGGATGATGATAATTTTCAACTTTTAGAGGCTATTTTGTTTGAATTGAAAACACAAACATTAATAATGGCTGAGGCGTTTAACGTGTCACCACAAAAAGATTTAACAAACATTTAAATAAAAATATTATGTACGTAGAAGGAAAAGTAGGAGTTCAGAATGTGTCTGATGGGTCACAGACTGTATTAAGAACTGACAAGACGGGTGTGCTTGTCACAACACAAGGACACGGTGGTTATACTGAAGCCGCTGTTCGTGGAACAATTATGGAGGTCTCAACTGCTGTTGCTGGCGTAGCTCCGGGAACCGTTCTATCAACAACTCCGCCGATAATTTTGTGGAATCCACCATCAAGCGGTAAGAACCTTGCGGTTCTGAAAGCATCGATGGGTTATCTAAGCGGTACACTTGGTGCAGGTTCAATACTGTTGGCTTATAACCCATCACAGGCTACCGTACCAACAACGGGCGCAGAGTTAACCCCAGTGTGTAGCTTACTTGGTTTTCCTCGTGGTGTAGGAAGGGTTTTTCAGGCTTCTACCATTTCAGCTACACCATTGATTTTGCGTGCCTTGTTTACTATGGGTGCGTTTGTTGGAACTACAGCTTCAGTGCCAACCGATACCGTTGATGTTATTGATGGTTCAATTATCGTAACGCCGGGTACTTGCTTGGTTATGCAGGGCTTAGCTGGTGCTGGAACTTCACCGCTGGTACTTTTTGGTTTAACTTGGGAAGAAATTCCTGCTTAATCAATACCTGAAATGGGAATAATTGATGAAATACGCTCGCTGCTTAGTAACAAACTTGCTAAGCAGCAGCAAGAATTAGCAGCCGCCAAAGCCAATGGTGACTTTGGACAAATTGAAATACTTGAAAGGCATATTGAAGAGACAGAAGATGCAATAACAAAAGTGTCATGACATGAAACAAATTTGGCTTAGAATTATGACCACGTTGCCGATGTGGCTATCAGCCGCAACGATTGCGAAGATATTACAACGATTTGGCTATTTTTGGGCTTAATTTAAAAACAAAAATTATGAATACTATCGAAGAAAAAGAAGAGCAAACCAAACCACAAAAGCAACATCCGAACCAATTGAAATCTCAAGGTTACACAGGAGAAACTTGTCGCAACTATGGGTCAATGCGTGTACGGCAGAACGGTACGTGTAGCATGTGTGATGAATGTGGAACAACGACGGGCTGTTCGTGAGTACTCTTTACCCACAAAATTTGTTACTGCGCTTTGCAGCCATTGTCGCCGAAGGAGAGCACCCTTACAAGGCGGCTTTGGCTGTTTTAGGTGAAACCGAGACGTCTCAAGCGTTGAGGGTGCATAAATTGTGGGCAAATGATCCTATTGTCATCAATGAGGTTAGCCGAATTAACAATATTCTCGAAGACGGTGATGTGGGGTTGTCAAAGGTTGCTTTTCTTACAAAGTTGCTGGACACTCATAAAGAATTAAAAGATGGTAAAGATAAAATTGCTGCTTTACGGTTGTACGCAGAGGTTCGAGGATTTCTTAAAAAAGATGAGGGTGTTACGGTTAACAATGTAACCAATAAAGTTCTTGTTGTGAATAGTGCTGGTGCGGATGACGATTGGGAACGTAAAGTGCAACGCCAACAGTTACGTTTGATTCAAGGAGCGCAAGTTGCTTAATATTGAGTCAAATTATAATTTACCGGAGAACACTGAAATTGTGTTTGAAGCTATTCCGGGCACTTCTCAAGAATTAGCTTTAGACAGTAGAGCGGATCACACCTTACTTGTGGGTACACGTGGTAGTGGTAAAACTGCTATACAGTTAATGCGATTCAGGAAGTACGTAGGACTTGGTTATGGTAAATATCTCACTGGTATCATCTTTGATAGAGAGTTTAAGAACTTAGGCGACCTTGAAGCACAGTCGAGAATCTTTTTCCCACAGTTTGAGGATGGATGCAGGTTTCTTTCTTCCGTGAGCGACTACATGTGGGTATGGCCTACAGGCGAAAGATTACTGTTCAGGCACATCAAAAAATTGGCAGATTACGATGGATTTCACGGTTGGAATACGCCATTTTTGGGTTTTAACGAGATGACGAAGTGGTATGACAGTGAATTATACGATAAATTCATGTCAATTAATCGTAACTCATTTGTTCCGGAGAAACATACTCCTACCAAAATAGTGAACGGTAAAAGGGTTTACGATACACCTGATGGAAAACCATTACCTCCGTTACCGAACCAAGTGTTTTCCACAACCAATACAATTGGTGTAGGAAGGTCTTGGGTTAAAAAAAGGTTTGTTGATCCAGCTCCTTACGGAAAACCAATTAAGACTTCATACAAAGTATTCTCAGCTCAAGAGAAAAAAGAAATAGAAGTTGTAAAATCACAGGTTTGTATTTTCAGTAGTTATACAGAGAACCCGTATCTTTCGATTGACTATATCGCATCGCTTCAAGAACTGACAAAAAATAACGAGAACCTCAGAAAGTCTTGGCTTGAGGGTTCGTGGGACGTGACTTCAGGTGGAGCACTTGATGACCTGTGGGACACTAACATTCACGTCATAAATCGCTTCCCTGTGCCAGCAAACTGGCGAGTGGATAGATCACTCGATTGGGGTTCAAGTAAGCCGTACGCTGTGATATGGTGGGCTGAGGCTGATGGTACTGAGGTTGTGCTTCCAGAGGGTGTGCTTGTTCACGGTCAGACGACTTTTTGTCCTGAGAAAGGATCGCTCATAGCCATTGCTGAACTGTACGGAACCAAAGAGATTGGCACGAACAAAGGCTTGGTTAGGTCTGCCAGTGATGTTGCGGATGATATTGTGGGTATGGAGCGTTCACTGCTTCAGTCGGGTTGGATTCAACAAAAACCTATTGCTGGCCCGGCTGATAACTCAATCGGTAAAGTTGAAGATAAGAAACTCGATACGGTTGAAAAGTTGTTCAGTGACAAAGGTGTTCGTTGGATCAAATTCAACAAACCATCGGGTTCAAGAGAGATTGGACTTCAGATGGTTCGTGACCGATTAGAATGTTCTTTGAAAGGTGAGGGGAAAGGTATATATTTAATGCGAAATTGTAAAGCTGGAATTGAAACAGTTCCTACTTTACCGAGAGATGAAAAGAATCAAGATGACGTTGACAGCGATGCAGAAGACCATTACTATGACAGTTTACGTTACAAGGTTTTAACAGGCGGTAGAAGATTTGTTGGTAATATAAAAGTTACATTCCCCATATGAATAATAATAACGCAAATGTAAAAATACCGTCACGTGAATTGAAACGGTTTCTTCCTTATTACACTCTGATTGATGATTGTCTTGGTGGAGAAATTGCTATAAAAGAAAAACGTGAATTGTATTTACCTATACCTAATGAAGATGCTGTAAATAGCAGTGTGAGATACGACTCGTATTTAACAAGAGCTGTTGTATTTAACGTGGCTTACAAAACATTAGCTGGTATTACAGGTCATGTTTATTTGAAAGATGTTAATTATAAATTACCGACACTTCTTGGCATTTTTAAAAAAGATTGCACTGGTGAAGGGGTGTCTTTACCACAGTTGTCAAAACGAGCTATGCAGCAAGGTATGGCTAAAGGTATGGCTGGTATATTTGTAGATTTCCCATATACTGAGAATGCGATAACTGCTGACGATATTACTTCTGGTAAAATACAGCCTATTTTCAGGTTGTATGAAGCTCAAGAAATACTTGACATACGTGTTCGTAGTGAAAACGGAAAAGTTTTCATGTCGAAGGTTCGTTTAAAAGAATTTTATAGAGAGGACGAAGACGAGTACCTTGACATTTTAAAATACAGGTATAGGATATTACGTTTACAGAAAAACGAATTGACAGGTAACAACGAATTTACTGTTGAGACTATAGAAGATTATAACTTAGAGTCTGAAGGTATCGTAACCCCTTTGAAATCAGACGGAACTCCATTTGATTTTATACCATTTTTTCCAATAGGTTCGGAGAATAACGACTCAAATAGAGATCATCCGCCAATGTACGATTTGTGCTCCGTAATGATCGGGCATTATCGTAACAGTGCTGACTATGAAGAATCGGTATTTGTGAACGGTCAACCGATGTTGGTTTATAGTGGTATTACTGAACAATGGAATACCGATGTTCTTGGTGGCAAAATAATGTTCGGGTCT